TGATTTCCAACATAAGTTGATGCGCCTGTTAATGTGGCACTTCCGCTTGGAATAACATTTGCTTCAATAACATCTGCGTTTGTGATACTAGCTGAAAAAGTATAGTCGCCAAGATTGTCTGCTAATACTGTGCGAGTTCCGTTATATGGACTCAAACAACCAGCAATAACTACCGATTGGCCTTCGGTAAATTCATGTACCCCAACAGTTGTAAATGTAGCAACATTATCTTGTAAAACTGTTTTTTGAACTGCGCTCTTAAATGTAACTAACATTGGCAGAATTGTGTTTTCTGCTGTGTCGATAATTCCGTCTAAATAAGCATCGTTATACAAGGATGATGACACACCAAGCACAGATCGCAACTCGGTGGCTGTAATTATACTTGGCATGTCATCTCCTTACTCCCTTAATGGATGCCTAGGATCGGGAGCAACCCTAGGCACTCAATTAAATTAAGCTACTGACAGTTTACGGAATGCTGCTGGGTAGCGATTAACTACTGCAACATAACCATATAGGCCGATTTCGACGCGTCCGTTAGCAACAATGTTGGCACGAATCTCGAATGTTCCAGACTCATGGAATCTCATAGCTGCTGATGGATAGATTAATCCATGCTTTACATTTGCATTGTCGCCTGTGTAGTTAGGATCTACAACTAGGTCAAGTCCTGCGACTGTTCCTGCTGTTGAACCCTGTGAAATTAAACCAGCTGCGTTTTGTGGAGCTGCTGCTGCGAATAGTGGACGACCATCTGCAACTGCACCAAGTAATCCAGCGAAGTCGATACCATCCTCGCCACCTGAAGGAGCAACCATCAAGCGGTTTGGTGTGAAGCGCATAACATTATAAGCATCTGCAATTCCATCAGCAATTGCTGCATAGATTGTTGATCCTGATGATCCTGCTGCTGCCTCTGATGCGATCTTAGCTGCATAAGCATCAGTCTTTTGTGCGTATGAAGCAGCCAACTCACGGATAAGCAAATCTAGGAAACTCGGATCTGATCTATCCAAAACTTCTTGATTTATAACATTTGCGCCAGCGAACTTGACGATATTATCCTCTTGGAAAGTAACAGCTGTATCTTGAGATGCGTATTCAACGCCTTCAGCAGTTAATCCTACAATTGCCTGTGCTCCTAATACTGGAGTAAATATTTTAAGGCCAGAATTTGGAAGCGGTGCGCGCTCGATGCTATCAATAAATGGTCTTGATGAATCAATTACGCCAATAACATCGCGTAAGTAATTTGGTGGAACCATTCCTGTGTTTTCTGAAACTGTTCCGATTGCTAATGCTGCAAGTAGATCGCGTGCATCGTTGTCGCCTTGAATTGCACGAATCTGTGCTGCTGCATATTGTCCTGCTGTAACATTTGTATCAACTCTTGGCTTTGTGTATGCCATGTAGTTGGCTGTTACAACTGGAGCCTGTGTCGCTTCTACCGCTTCGGTTGCGATAGGAGCCTCAGAAGTAATTTCTGACACTTTGTTCTCCTTTGTTGTGGTTTCCTCAGCGGTTGCTTCGGAATTCTCTGTTGTTGTGCTCGCTGCTATTTCTGAAACGCGAGCTGAGTCGATGGCCGGCTCTGTGACAAGTGATACCTCTTGCAAGGAACTCGACTTGATGCGTAGCGTGCCTTCCTCATTTTTCCATTCGTTGATTTTTACACCAACACTAAATCCATCTCTTAAACCTTCTGCTGCTTCTAATAAAGAATCATCACCAGCAATTGTTGCCGCTACTTTGAAGGTTGCTTCAATACCATGCTCATCAGCTGTAACATCAATCATTTTTCCAATTGGTCGAGTGCGATCATGCTCAAGTAATAATTTAATTGGCTTTGAAAAATCAATACTGTCTTTCTCAAATACTGTTGCTCCTGCGCTGGTAAAACCTTTTTCATCCCAACTGACAATTCGACCAGTTAAGGTGCGTTTTTTGCTATCGGCTGCGGTTAGCGTTATTGGGAAATTAATCTTCATCGGATTAAGTCTTCTTCCTCTTGGATTTGTTCGACACTCATCGCGCCGATGCGGTTTAGGATTTCATAAACTTGCGCACGCTCTAATGCTGAGCCACGCAAAAAGTCATCGATGTCGAAACGCGTTTCTATGCCGTTGGGGCAGAAATCCGCGGCGGATAGGCGTTGCTCAATCGCTGTCAAAATTGGTCGTAATGAAAAGTCAATAAGTGCTTTTCTTTCAGCTGTCATGTTTGAATAAGTCATTGATGTAGTTTCAGCAGATACAAATGATGCTGGAATACCGGATGCTCTGCTAATTTCCAAAGCTAAGTATTGACGAGCTTCATTGAGTTGAAGTTTGGCAGGATCAAAACCTAATGCTTGCAATTCAACATCAGCATTTAAGAATGCAGTTGATCTTGTTGTTCTTGAAACTCTCCATGACTCTAAAAGTCTTGTAATTCTTTCTGGAGTTAAATTTGTGCCATTTGATTTAAGAACCATTTGTGGCATTGGTTCTTTGGCATACATTTCAGCAGCTTTTTCTAATTCAGCAGCAGCTTTAATTGTTCGACCTGCTCGATTAAGTATTCCTTCATCTAATCCATTGAATACAATTAAAGATCCAATACCAAATGGTGGTACTCGCTTGCCATCTACTGTGTAATACTCGATTAGTGTAGAATCACCATTAAGACTTGCAAAAACTCTATGTGGTGCAACTCTTGTCCATGCTCTAATTCTTGAAGCATCTGTTGCAGCATAAGCATCCATTACCATTCCATAAGCTACGCCGTAAAGTAATAAATCCTCAGCGATCCAAGCATAAATTGCTGATCCTGCAACTCTTGGATCTGGTTGCATAATTACACGATTTGGTCTTACATGTTCATTTGTAAAATGATTATATTGCTCTAAAGGTAAAGATCCGACTGTTGAGCAGATTATATTTCTTGCGCGTGCTCCAGATGGAATCGCCATATATTGTTCGCGAGTTGCAGTTGTTGTGCCAAATAAAATTCCGCCAACTAATTGTTGCGCGTTGTAAGGTGCTAATGCAGCAGCTACATCAACTGAGTTTGTTGGTTGAGTTGCTTTAAATCTATCAAATAATCCCATTAGCATATAATATACCATAAAGTCAACAAATTACGCTATTTGAATATCAACTTCCGTTTCTACCTGTGTTGCAAAATAGGTTGCTAAAGCAGATGCCACAGCTGCACAAACTGCGACTCTACTTGCTCTCCTACCGATGATCCATGACCCATCCCCATAGGGCAGTTTTGCAGCGGATAGTGTTTGCTGAGTCAATTCCTCTTGACCCCCATGCTGTAATCGATGGGAATTGATTGCGCCTAACCACCGATCGCATGATTCAGCATATATCGCCCCATCCATGTCTGTAATGGGAATTCCAGCGGGAACTAACCGACTTGCGACGGCTTGTGCAGTCCTTTTAGAATAAGCGACAGTCTGAACATTATATTTTCTTACATAAGGTGCAATATCGTTTGCAACCGCTAAATCATTGATTGAATAATCATTTGACCATGTATGAAGTAAAACTAAATTAAATCTTTCACCCGAAAGTTTTTGGGTAGCAGTTAAAGCTCCAAATTTACGATCCGGACTAAGATCTAAACCAAACCAAGTAGGCTTTTCTGGATCTAATGGAATTGGATCAACTTTACACATTTCCCACTTTTGAGCATCAATAGCAGAATTGATTGTATCTACCCATTGGCATAAAACCTCAGTTCGCACAATATCAGGCGGGTCATTAATAACTGCTTTTATGTTATCCGGATGAATTGTTATGCCTAACGAAGGATTGGCTTGAGCAAATGCTGGCCAGTTGATTTCACCCGACGGAAGGGTAATTGGTGCATCAGGCTCGGCACTCCACTCAAACCAACCGATCGTATCGGAAGGGTTCACGCTGGCTGCGATAGCGCGTTCCCGAAGTTTGTTTAGAATTATTGAATGTTGATCTCCAGCGTTGGAATAAATCCACACTTGGGGATTCTTTGAAGCCATCATGGTATATCGCATAGATGACCAAGCATCCTCATCTTTGTATTCTCTCAACTCGTCGAGATGAATGCTAGATGGCGCTGAAATTCCTCGGCTTGCATTATTAGCTGCTTTTACCACAAACCTGCGACCGCCCTTTAATTCCATTTCCTCAGCTCCATGTTGCCATCTAATCTTTTTTACTTCACTTGCCAATTTATCGTTTGACTCAATAATCGAAACCATTTGTCTAAAGGTTTCTAAAGATGTAGTTAATCTATGAGCTGATGACAGCTGCAAGTTTTCGCCCCATACGAACATGCCAGTTAAAACCCTGAGCATCATAAAGGTAGACTTTCCAGATTGCCTCGCAATTACGAGCCCACACTCTGAGTGATGGTATCGCCCGTCTGGCTTGACCTTATGACCATGAATAGCCACGAATTCTTGCCAAGGCATCAACGGCATACCGATTTCCTTAGCAAACTCAACCATCTCATGACCCTTAGACGGCAAATCATTCAATTGTG